TACTGTCACCAACACAGATCAGTGTAAAATCAGCTTTCCAGTGTTCCGGTACGCTGTCATATTCTTCCACATTTTCCTCCGCAAGGATAGGAGTGCCGCAGGCAATCCGTCCGACACGGGGGATTTTTTTCATGCTTGGAACTGGCTGGAAGCCTTGGGGAAGAGGAGAAGATTGTTTTGTTTCTCCAGTCATAATAAATGAAGGCTTTACCTGTAAGGCTTTTGCATACGAATTTATTTTATCGCGCCGCATGTTGGCAATTTGTCCACTTTCCCAACGGCTAACAGTTGCTTCAGATACACCAACTAATTCAGCAACCTGTTTCATGGTTAATCCTAATTCTTTACGTCGATCTGTTAAGTAGTTACTCATGGTTTCCCTTCTTTCTTTTCAATAATATTATAATCTTTATCTTGCGTATTTGCAATATTGTATTTTAAAAAATACAAAAAACTTGCAAAAAAGTATTGACTTACGTTTAAGCAAGTGATATGATGAGGATACAGCGTTGCAAATACGTAAGTCAAACAAAAAGGAGGATGCGGATGTTTCAGGACAATCTTTTTAAGGCGCAATTAAAAGCTAAAAGAAGAACAGTAAAAGATATTGCAGAAGCGGTCGGGGTCAGCGAAGCAACATTGTATCGGAAGATAAACGGTACAAGCGACTTTACTCGAAATGAAATCCAACTGATCCGGCAATATCTGAATCTGTGCGCAGAAGAAGTGGATGAAATTTTTTTTGCAGATTAACTTGCGTTTAAGCAAGAATCACACAAATTGAGAGGGAGTGAAAAACAAAAAACTCGAAATTACCATTAAGCTAAAACAGTAAATAGTTTGCTCAGACAATAGAAAAAAACGAACCGATTTGTTGAGTTTTTGTAAGAAGCACAACAAATTATCGATTCGTTTTCTACAAACCTAAAAATCAGAATCCTATTTTTGGGGAGATATACTGAGAATATGCTTCATTGAGCATATCTTCCCAATTTTTGAACTTAGAGTTTGCAGCAATGTGTTTGTCAAACTCTGCTTCTGGAATAGATTCAAAATCTTCTTGAGATTCGACTTTGAATCCACCAGCTTTAATTAATTCGTCCATTGATGAAAAGGATGTGTTTTTTTGCATAAATGAAGGGGGAAACAATTCAGCAAAGGATACCTGATTTTTTTGACTTAATTCTTCTACATTTTTTTCCAGTTGTTTGAGTTGTTTTTCCAAGTTATCAAGTCCAGTAATTTTGAATAAAGACATATCTGGTCACCTCCTTTCTAATCTTATTATATGTCGAAATGAGGGGAAAAGTAATAAATAGGTAATCATTTATTTGTAAATTTTTAGTGACTAAAAGTTGGGACAGTTATCAAGATTTCCGATGCCAGAGGTAAAAGGACAAGCATATTTTGTCACGCTGTTTTTAAAGGAGGCATAGTTTATGAAAATCAATCTGTTAAAAGGAAAAATGGCGGAGCGAGGGATAGATGGCATTCGTATGTCGCAGCTGATCGGAAGGAAACCAAGCTATATGTATAATCACCTGAAAAATCCGGATAGTCTGCTGCTAAGCGAGATCTATATCATCTGTGAGGTGTTGGAGATCCCGTTTGAGGATATCCCGAAATATTTTCCGAAGGAGGGAGAAAGATGTTAGGAACAGCTATTGTTTTGGGGTTTTTGTTTGGAACTATGATAACATTCGGTGTTCTGGGCTGGGTTGTTGAGAAGGTCGCACAGCACAAAGCAACCGACATTGTCGAAGAGATCCGCCGCAAAGCAGAGGATGAAAGAAGGGCTGGATAGTGAACGGACCTCAGAAAGTGTATCGGGAAACCTGTGAGCACTGCAAGGATAAGTATCTTCCAGATGGATGCAAAGGGTGCCTAGTGCCTGATGTTTATGATTACTTAGATGAATGCAGACACAAGACATATTATCGAGAATACGCAAACCTTGGCAGAGCATTTAAAGAGAAATGCAATCTTCGGGATGCCAAGTATTATAAATACCATGGCAGAAGAAGATAAAAAAAGAGCTTGCCGCAAACGGCAAACTCAAATCAAGAAATATATACCTTACCTGTATGATAACAGAAAGAGAGAGAAAAATCAATGCTCGAAAACGGAATGATCGTCGGTGCAGAATCCTGCGACCCACAGTGCAGGGAACCACAGAAAGGCTACTGTGTCCAGTGCAAGCAGATGGTACCAGTACATGAGCTGACCGAGTTTGCAAACGGTGAGAGAGTGTGCAAAGACTGCGAAGTAGAATATCTTACACCACAAGGCGCGGATTTTGTAAATGAATATATCCGGCAGAATGAATGGGACTTTTATGCGAACTGGTTGTTTGCGAACGCTGACCGAGAGGAACAGCTCAGAATTATCAAAGCCGGATATCTTGCAGAAAATACCAATCCTATACGTCATGACTATATGGAAAGTCAAAAGGTTGACTTTTGCAAAGAAGATAACGGATTTTTGCAGTTTGTGAAGGAGAAGTTGCTATGAAAAATGTACTGGAAAGGATGCAGGAGAACAACACAAGGTTCAAAGTTGCAACCTTCATCGCAAAGCAAAAAGAATCTTATGAGTTTAAAGTAAGATATGCCGAAAAAACGGCATGGGAGTTTTATGAAAATCCTGAAATAGCCGGGCAATGTTATGTAGCGGTAGGTGGGCTTGACAGCATTACACTCTTGCTGTTCCTTCGGTCGATTGGGATTGATGTACCTGCGATATCAGTATCATCTCTGGAAGATAAAAGCATACAAGCCATTCATAAACAAATTGGGGTTCAATCCTTAAAACCAATCAAAAGCAAAATTGAGGTAATTAGGGAATTTGGATTTCCTGTTTTGTCAAAAGAAATTGCGGGGAAAATCTCCTTGCTTCAAAATCCAAGTGAAAAGAACAAGACGGTTCGTCATGCAATTATTACTGGAGAAACCGGAGAATATGGCGGTTTTCAAAAAAACAGCAGAATGAAGATGTCGCAGAAATGGCTTGAAAAATTTGGCGGATATGAAAACGAAAATGAGGGTGTAAGTTATGCTAAGCCTGATTTTTTGGTGAGTGATAAGTGCTGCTATTACCTGAAAGAAAAACCTTGCAACGACTATGCAAGAGAAAGCGGACGTTTCCCATATATGGGACTGATGGCTTCTGAAGGAGGGCGTCGGCAAAAAGCACTGATGATGCACGGGTGCAATTACATCAGCAAGGGCACCAAAAGAAGCTGTCCATTTGCAATCTTTTCAAGGCAAGACCTTTTACAGCTTGCGATTGATTTAAATGTACCAGTTCCTGAAATCTATGGAGAAATCGTGAGGGGTTCAGACGGAACACTGCGAACGACCAAAGCTCAGAGAACAGGGTGCAGTATGTGCGGTTTTGGCATCCACATGGAAAAGAGACCGCATAGATTTGATTTACTGTATCAAACAAACCCAAAAGAATGGGATATGTGGATGAATCGTGTCATTCAGAGGGAAGATGGAAGCTGGTACGGATGGGGTCACATACTCGATTATATTGGAGTAGAGTGGCAAAACCCTGAAATTTATGAGGATGATTTTCAGGTGTCCTTAGAGGAGGTCTTACAGTGAGAGAAAGAAACGGATGCGGCAAGTACATAACCAAAACTCTTGTCCGTCAGGTATACTTCCCGGAAGGGCAGGAGGTTTGCAGAATGTGCCCGTTTTGCATCGCAGACCCCAGCAATCACAAAAGGGAACGCTGCCAGATCACGGGAGAGATCCTGCCATTTGCGGAACTGGTCATTGACGGAAGGTGTCCGTTGATAGAAGGAGATGAATCATAATGGGAGTACCAATCTTGATTTTGGGAGAAAGCGGTAGCGGGAAATCTTCTTCGCTGCGCAATTTTGAACCGGACGAAGTCGGTATCTTTAATGTAGCCAGTAAACCGCTTCCATTCCGGAAACCTCTGAAAAAAGTGGACAGGGCAGGCTACAAAACGATCATCAAAGCGCTCTCCAAACCGAGCCTGAAACGGTATGTCATCGATGACAGCCAGTATCTTCTGGTGTTTGAAGCGTTTGACAAGGCAAAAGAGGTCGGATATGGCAAGTTTACCGACATGGCGAAAAACTTCTATGATCTTTTGCAGTTCATCATCCAGAATACGCCACCCGACTGCATTGTCTATTTCCTGCATCATGTACAGGAGGACGAGCAGGGTAAGGTGAAGGCAAAAACGGTCGGCAAGATGCTGGACAGTTTACTTACCGTAGAAGGGCTGTTTTCGGTGGTGCTGATGGCAAAAACCGAAAACGGGCAGTACTTCTTCCAGACCCACAACAGCGGGGCAGATACCGTAAAAAGCCCCATCGATATGTTTACCGATGACCGAATCGACAACGACCTAAAAAAGGTCGATACCATTATCAGAGAATACTGGAATTTAGGAGGAAATGAGTAATGAAACCATTTGCAGATTATGAAACAACACAGGCAGCAGGCGAGTTTGAGAAGCTTCCAAAGGGAGCTTATGAAGTAAAGATTGAACAGGCAAAAGTTACTACATATACCGGTAAGGACGGCAGCACCTTTGAAAAGCTGGAGATCGCCTTTGATATCGACAAGGGCGAATATACCGGATATTATCGGCGCAATCTGGAATCCCAGCAGCAGGAGGACAAGAAGTGGAAAGGTGTGCTGCGCATCTATGTGCCAAAGGATGACGGCAGCGAGAAAGACCAGTGGACAAAGCGCAAATTCAAGGCAATCATTCAGGCAATCGAGGACAGTAACCCCGGCTATCACTGGGACTGGAACGAGGCAGGACTTAAAGGCAAACTTGTCGGCTGTATCTTCCAGTGGAAGGAATGGGCATACAACGGAAAGAGCGGATGGTTTGCAAACCCTTACAACTTTATTGATGTGGCAAAGGTGCGCAGTGGGGAGTTTAAACTGCCAGACGATAAGCCTTTACCGAAAGACCAGAAGCCGGTTGACCTTAACATTTCCGCAGAAGATGATTCTGAAGAAGACCTTCCATTTTAAGCTATGAGTTACACGCATTTTGAAGTGAAGGACGCTCTGGAAAGCCTGACCGTCCTGATCGATACCAGAGAACAGGATACCATGAATCTGCGCCGCCGGAGGAAGGATTTCCCACACTGGCGGCGAGAGAAGCTGAACGCAGGTGACTATTCCGGGGAATACACAGTGGAGGGAGAAACCCACTTCCTCCCTGTTTCCATCGAAAGAAAGATGAATCTGGACGAACTCTGCCAGTGCTTTACCTCAGGCAGAGAGCGGTTTCAGAGGGAGTTCGAGCGGGGGAAAGCCGCCGGCATCAAGATGTATCTGCTGATTGAAAATGCCGACTGGAGCAAGGTGTTTGACGGAAGTTACCGCAGTAGATTAAATCCAAATGCACTGATTGCCTCTATTCTGGCATGGTCCATCCGCTACGATTTGCAGTTTATCTTCTGCAAACCGGATGAATGCGGCAGGATTATCTATAAAATCCTGTATTATCACGCAAAAGAGGTGCTTGAGCATGATGGAGAATCTGGCGCAGAGGGTGAGGGAATCAGTAAGGCTTGCTGATGTACTTGCGCTATATCACTTGCAGCCGAACAGAGCCGGATTCCTGCACTGTCCATTCCACAGTGGTGACCGTTCCCCGTCCCTCAAGGTGTATTTGCAGCAGGACACCTGGCACTGCTTCGGATGCGGCAAAAGCGGAACAGTCATCGACTTTGTGATGGAGATGGAGCGGTGTTCCTTTGTGGATGCACTCAAAAAGCTGGATGCAGATTTTCATTTGAGACTTTCCGACAGCAAAGAATCATACCGAAACTATCGTGAGCGGCTGTCAGAGCAGAGAAAAAAAGCGAAAGAACAATCAGCATTCAAGTTAGAACTACAAAGCAGAATTGCTCAAAGGCGAGTTCTATGGCTTAAAATCAAAAGTTCTGAAATAGCCAGCCATGAGCAGGCACAGGAAGCCGCTGAACTGGCAGCACAAATTGAGCATCTTGATTATGAAATCCAACAGATAGGAGGTGAAATAGGTTGGAAGAAGGAAACCTGATAGATAAACTGACCGCGGTGACCATCCTTGACGAGCGCATCTTTTTAAACCTTTTGGAAATCGAGGATGAGGTGGATCAGCAAAGAGAACTTCTTGCACTGCAAAGCCGCGCGGCAGAACTCGGCAAAAAGACCGAATTTTTAAAGCTATGGAAAGCATATCAAAAACAGAAAAGAACAATGGAACGGGAGCAGAACACTTTTTCGGATAGCCTTAATAATCCTATCCCTCTGCGCTATACCGAGAAAGGGACGCCTGCGCTCACCATCGAAAATTTTATGGCAATCCTGCAAGGGGATGGGCGACTGAAAGATTTGTTCCTCTTTAACGAACTGTCAAACACGCCGGAGCGCATAGAAAATGGCGTCACCCGGCGCTGGACTGATGAAGATGACAGCTGGCTGCGCGGATATATCGAGCAGAAATATCATCTGTACAGTCCACAGAAACTGGATGATGCTTTGCGTGTGCGGTTTGCACAGAAGCGATATCATCCGGTCAGGGATAAGATAAAGTCACTTGTGTGGGATGGTAAGGAACGAATCAAACGGCTGCTTATCGACTGGATGAAAGCAGATGATTGTGCATACTCCGAAGAAGTGTCCCGTTTAATCTTTGCCGGTGGTATCCACCGGATATTCAATCCCGGGTGCAAGTTTGAGGATATGGCGGTGCTGATCGGCAAAAAGCAGGGAGAAGGAAAGTCCACCTTTGTCCGATGGCTTGCGATGGAAGACCGCTTCTTCCGGGAGGTCAACGAGATTGACGGTCAGCGCGGGATCGAGGCGGTGGAGGGCGCTTGGATCTGTGAGGTCAGCGAACTGCTTGCCCTCAAACGAACAAAGGAAGTCGAAGCGGCAAAGAGCTATTTTTCCCGGCAGGTCGATACATACCGCAAACCCTTTGACCGCCGCATTACCGAAAATCCCAGACAGTGTATCTTTATCGGAACGACCAACACCGCAGAATTTTTGACCGACAAAACCGGAAACCGCCGGTATTATCCGGTGGTGTGCAACAATTCCGGAAGGGATTTGTTTGACCACAAGGAAGAGCTCAAAGCTTATATCGAACAGTGCTGGGCGGAAGCTTATCAGCTCTTTTTGCAGGGCAATCTTCCTCCGGTGCTGGACAAGAGTCTGATCGAGGAAGTGCAGTACCATCAGGAAAGTGCGCTGGAGGACGATTATCGTGTGGGAATGGTCACTCAGTACCTGAACGAAAAGCAGGACGGTGAAACGGTCTGCATCATCGAGCTTTGGGAGCGCGCGCTGCATGAGTCATTCAAGCCAAACCGTAAAGACTCAAACGAGCTGTCCCTCATCATGCAGAATGCTCCTGGTTGGATAAAGTTAAGTAGCCCAAGAAAAACAGCCACATGGGGGAATCAACGATGCTGGGTTAAAATCTCCGGGCAAAAACGA